ATAGGTTTCCGTATGTCCAAGTGCTGCTGAGTTTGAACAAACATTTGCTGGTGGTGAAGATACCGCTGGTGTAGTAGAAACTGCATTGGATGGTGGAGCTACATCATTTGTTGCAGACAATAATGGCGGTACAGGATACAATGTTGGTGACATTATCAACTTTGGAGAAGCTGATGGTGGAGAATATAAGGTAACAGGTATTTCTTCACACACTATAACTTTTGAAAGATTTGGATCTGCAAATACCGAAGGTGGTATTCGTACTCCAGGCACAGGAGTTATTGCAGACAATCAAAATGTCCGTAGACGATGGGAATTTTATGATCTATTCACATCGGCTCCAGGCACATCCGATTATGTAAAAGATCGGTCTGGTGTCAATACTGCTGATGAACTGCATATCGTTGTCATTGACGAAGATGGAGCAATCACAGGAGCTCCTGGCACAGTTTTGGAAACCTTTGAGGGACTTTCCAAATTGTCTGATGCAAAGAAAACAGACGGAAGTACAAACTACTATCGTGATGTTCTATACAATCAGTCCCAATACATTTACAACATGGATCATGTTGCTGGTAATGCTGGAACTGGTTATGGTGGTACTGTTCTTGCTCAAAGTACAACTATTTTTGGTGCATCTGGAGCAGAGGCTATTCACACTGTAAGTTTGGTAAATGGTGCTGATGACTATGGAATCACATCGGGAGAAAAGAAATCTGGATTTGATCTTATGAAAGATACAGAGACAGTTGAAATTACTCTTCTGATGAATGGTAAAGAGATTGATGGAACAAACGGAACAGATGCTATCAATGCGATTGATATGGCAACTGATCGAAAAGATACAGTTGCATTTGTTTCACCACCATCAAGTGCTGTTGTTGGAGTTACAAGTGAAGTAACTCAAACTGCAAATGTCAAAACATTCATGGACAAGATGCCTTCTAGTTCATACGGATTTCTTGACAGTGGATACAAGTATATGTACGACAAGTACAATGATGTATATCGCTTTGTTCCATTGAACGGAGATATGGCTGGTCTTTGTGCGAGAACAGATCTTGTTGCAGATTCATGGTTTAGTCCAGGCGGATTTAATCGTGGTCAGGTAAGGGGTGCAGTTAAACTTGCATACAATCCTCAGAAGGCAAACAGAGACATTCTTTATAAAGCAAGAGTGAATCCAGTTTGTTCTTTTCCAGGCCAAGGTACAGTTCTGTTTGGAGACAAAACTGCTCAGTCGAAACCAAGTGCATTTGATAGAATCAATGTACGAAGATTGTTCATCACTCTTGAGAAAGCAATCTCGACTGCTGCTAAATTTCAGTTGTTTGAATTCAACGATGAGTTCACACGTGCTGGGTTCCGAAATCAAGTTGAACCTTTCTTGCGTGATGTACAGGGTCGAAGGGGTGTTACAGACTTCTTAGTAGTTTGTGACTCAACCAACAACCCAGGCTCGGTTGTTGATCGTAACGAGTTTGTCGCTGATATCTTTATCAAACCTGCTCGGTCTATTAACTTCATTTCTCTGAATTTCATCGCCACGAAAACTGGTGTTGCGTTCAGTGAAGTAGTAGGAGCGTAAGGAGATAACTATGGCAAACATAAACGATTTTAAAGCAGTACTCGCAGGAGGTGGTGCTCGTGCGAATCAATTTCAAGTTACCATGCCTTTTCCAGGCTATGCAGCCCAAGGGGGAGAGACAAGAGTTATGTCTTTTCTTTGTCGGTCAACTAATCTGCCTGGTCAGACATTAGGTGAAGTTGCAGTCCCATTCAGAGGCCGTCAATTGTATATTGCAGGAGACAGGACTTTTGAAACATGGACAACCACTTTAATGAATGACACTGATTTCTTACTCCGTAATGCTATGGAGCGATGGATGAATGGAATCAATGCTCTTTCGGATAATAGTGGACTAGAAAATCCTTCCGATTACCAAGTTGATGCATTTGTAGATCAACTGGATCGTGCTGGATCAGTTATCAAATCCTATACCTTCAGAGGATTATTCCCATTGACAATAGCAAATATTGATTTGGGATACGATACCAATGATGCCGTAGAGGAATTTGAAGTAACATATCGCTATCAGTTCTTTGAATCAAATACTACCAGTTAATAATCCGTATAAATATTTACTACGTGAATAAATACGGAGCATTATGGCACAGTTATTTGGTTTTCAAATTACTAGAGCTTCAAAGGATAAGGGAGAACAACTACCAAGTTTCGTTCTCCCTGAACCTGATGACGGAGCAACTACCTCTGCTGGATTCTACAGCGAATATCTAGATCTAGACGGAACAGCTAAGAACGAATATGAACTTATTCGTAGATATCGAAGTACGTCTGAACATCCCGAATGTGATTTTGCAATTGAAGATATAGTGAATGAAGGAGTATGTCTGGAGTCTGGTCGGGACAGTGTTAGTATCGTTACAGATGATCTACCATATTCTAGTAAAATAAGAACAAGAGTTCGTCAAGAGTTTCAACATATTCTCCGCCTCCTAGATTTCAATAATAAAGCACACGATATTTTTAGAAGATGGTATATTGATGGAAGAATACATTATCATAAAATCATAGACGAAAATGACGTAAAAAAAGGAATACAAGAATTACGATATATTGATGGCCTAAAAATCAAGAGAGTTAAAAAAATTGATAAGGCTGTAAGTAATAAAGGTACACCACACATGAAAGTAATTGAAGATTATTTTCATTACAATGATAAAGGAATGCATCAAGCACAAGGAAGCGGAGGATTCAAAATTACAAAAGACTCTGTAGCATTCTGTCCTTCAGGATTACATGATCCAAATCGGAACATGATCATATCCTATCTTCACAAAGCAATCAAACCAGTAAACCAACTCAGAATGATTGAAGATTCGGTAGTCATCTATCGTATCTCAAGAGCTCCTGAAAGAAGAATCTTTTACATTGATGTTGGTAATCTTCCAAAGATTAAAGCAGAACAGTATCTCAAAGATGTCATGAATCGATATCGAAACAAACTAGTTTACAATAGTCAAACTGGTGAGATTCGTGATGATAGACAACAGATGAGTATGTTGGAGGACTTCTGGCTTCCTAGAAGAGAGGGTGGAAGAGGAACAGAGATTACAACTTTGCCTGGTGGACAAAACCTTGGGGAGATCGAAGATATTGTATACTTTCAGAGAAAACTTTACAGATCACTCAATATTCCTGTTTCAAGACTTGAAGCAGAAAATACGTTCAGTATGGGTCGAAGTGCTGAAATTACAAGAGATGAAGTCAAGTTTACCAAGTTCATTCAAAAACTTAGGACTAAATTCAATGTTCTCTTTAATGATGTTCTAAAGACTCAATTAATACTCAAGGGTGTTATTGCAGAAGAAGATTGGCCTTCAATCAGAGATAACATTACTTACAAATATCTAAAAGATGGTCACTATGCGGAGATGAGAGACATGGATCTCTTGCGTGACAGGTTAGATATACTAAATACAATAGAACCTTTTATTGGTGAATGGTTCTCAAAAGAATATGTTCAAAGACACGTTTTCCGAATGTCCGAAGAGGAAATGAAGAAAATGAACAAACAAATTGAGGATGAACCACCACCAGCTGGAGAAGAGGAGCCCCCACCAGAGGGAACTCCACCAGAAGAAGAACCACCACCAGAGGAAGTTCCTCAAGGTGAGGAAGAAACTCAAATGATACAAAATGGAGATAGATTATGAGTATACCTAATATGATTGGAGCCCTAATGAATGATAATAAGTTAGAGGCCGAAAGTGCATTTAAAGATGTCATTTCTCACAAAGTTGGAAGTGCCTTGGATCTAAAGAGAGTGCAAGTTGCAAACTCTTTGGTTCAACAGCACGTTTCTACAGACGATGTTGAGGTTGATGGTGAAGAAGTTTAGTGAGTTTCATCAAGTTTTAGAAAAGGATGAACACAAGAAATCTGCTGAGTACAAAAAACTTACTCCTAAGATGAAGAAGGCAGTCGATGATGTGTTTACCACTTTGGAATCCAATCCAAGTAATTTT